CCAACTACCTGGGTGTTTAGGATCGTTTCGCATGAGATAAAAATAGCGTCCGGTGTCAACAGCATAAAACCACACACCTACTGCATTTACAGCACTAGACTCCATTGGCCTCCCGGATAAAGTCCTTGATATGATTTGATCCAGGCTGTGCCTGTCCATTTGTACTGTATGCCTGTGGTAATATTGGTCACATACTGAAGATTGTTAGGACTGCTAGTTGAATCAAAAGCTATAACCCATTGAACACCATCAAATTCAATTATGTCATTGGCCTTGGCCACCAAGGGCTGGCCACCTTCGCCTTGCCAATCCACTGGGCTGGTTCCATCCCATGTTCCTGTGTCTTCGGTTAGCAGATAACGTTGCCCTGTCAGAGCCGAATCTAATCCAACATTGGGCCCGCTTCGCAAAGGATTTATCACGGCGTTGACTGGTGGCAAGGTATTTGCAGGCAAGCTGTCTTCATCCACGTCAAACAACAAGAAACGATCGTCGGTGGGATCATAGGCAACAGTGCCTACAACTTCAGTACCGTCTTCTTGTGTCAAGCGCATGAGACTAATGCCTGGGCGCAATACTCCGTATACTCCAACCACTGAATGCCACAGAAGATTACTAGGCGGACTAACCGGTGGTACCAACACAGGATCTGGATCTTCACTGGTACTGTAAGGACCTGCCTCTAGTGGAGGCAAAAGAGAAGTGTTGAGATCGTCAATTTGCTGTTGCACATAAGTTTTTACTGCTTGTAATTCGGCCAACGCTGAATTGATTTGATTTTGAACCAACACAGGAAGATTTAAATCTTTGTCTAAGATAGCCGTGAGCTCTTCTTGAGCAGTGGTAATCTTAGCAAGTTCTTCCTCAGCCAAGGTCAATTCTGGACTCAATAATGTTCCTGTTGCAGTTTGTACAGCTGATGGTATGATCGGATCTAAACTGCCGTTTTCCACCACTTGTTGCTGTCGCAAGGCCTGTATGCGATTACCAATCAACAAGGCCTGATAGCCATAAGGGGTAAAGATTTGACGTGTACCCAACAACAAATCGTTGTCTAGGATAGCACTTGAAGCATCTCCCTGGGCATCAAACACGCGAGCCACAATACGTTCAACCACACCCAGTTTCTTGACCTTGGCTGGACTACTGATCCATATGGGCAAGGTAAACGTCAAGGTAGCTATGTCTATGGGATTATCGGTGCCGATAGGAACTATACGACTCGACCACTTGACACTTTGCAAATCGCAAGTGGTCAGACTGGTCCAGTCAATGTAGTTGTCGGTGGCCTGTATTTCCAAAGCCGGATTAAACAACACCAAGATCTGTTCCAATAACTGCATTTTTTGATTGGTGTTTGATGTCCATATATCAAGATTAATGGTCATTTTGTAGGGCACCGGCATAAGACGATCAATGGTAAAGGCATTGCCTTGCGTGGTCTCATAGCTATCGGTGTTGCTGTCGTAGGTTCTTTGACGCACAGCAATGGTACTGATAAAGTTGGGTTCTTGTATTCTAGGACGGTCATAATCTAAAGCCGTGATGTAGAAGGTCATCATAGGCGTGCTGGGCATAGTAGACGCAGAATTGTTTGACAATACAGTCTGTGCCTGCCGACTCCAGTCTCCATATTTGACCGGCACTCTGATCAAGGTGTGATTGGTTCCCTCTTCGTCACGACCATACTCTACATCAAAGTTAGAGAAAATCCTGGCAAACTGCAAGAGGAACCTGCGTATTTGTTCGTCATAAAAATAGTTTGGGCCACTAAATGTTGGCATTTACATTTTCCTTACTATAGATATACATTCTATCGTCCTGGTGGTCTTGGGTTAGGCGGCTTGTTGCCACCATCGTCGCCGTTGTCGGCTTGAGGCTTCAGTATCTCACTGAGACTCTGGCGGCTGGGTATGTTGCCCAGATCTGTGGTAGGCACAGTGTAAGGATTGTTCACAAAGCTGGCACGCTGTGTAAGTGCGCCTTGGGCCAGGTCTAGATCAGTGCGAACATTTTCTTCGATCTTGATCCATCTGACACCGTCATAACGGAACAAGCGATTGGGAAAATAATCCAATCTCAAGGCATAATCACCTACACTGGGATTGGGAGGAAAACTCACACCCGGAGTAACAGGCAAGCCGTTGGGAGGAATAAGGTATCCGGTAGCAGGATCTCTGCTGCCACTCAGATATCCCATGGTATATCCAAATCCTTGCGGAGTCACATCTCCGTCTGTGGGCATTTCGCTGCTGCTGCTTACATCGGTACTACTGGTCGAAGTGACTCCGTAGCTGGCAGGTTCTCCGTCACGTGTGGGCAACACATAAAATTTGCCATTGTCATAACCGGACAATGGAACTTCTTCGTAGGCCTGTGTGAGTATGGCATCGTTGATGGCCAAATCTTTGGGTCTGGTACTGCCTTTGTCACCCAGGGTGCTGGGATTGGTTATTAGGGTCCAATAAGGTTGTCCGGTGCTGGGATTAACGCCATCTATTGGTGTGCCAGCTGGTACCGGACCGTTGGCCTGATAATAGGTATCGCCATCTTTGACCACAAATCCGTTGGGATAAAAATTGCCCGGATCCCAAATGTTGTCGGGCATGAACGGCTGATTGAGAATTTGCTGATATTCTTGAGCATTGACCAAGGGTGTGGCCTGCACACGCCAAAGGTGTGGTAACCAAGTGACGCTGAACCCTTCAGCAGCAAAGTTGGCTTCTTGTATCACATAGTATCTGGGCAAGCCTCTGACTAAACTAGTATCCAACGGATTGTAATCTTTGAGATTGGGAAATTCCAACACATCTCCGGCCATGAGTTTGCGACCAAAAGTGTCAATCATGTCGTTGTAGTGAAACGTGATATACAAGGTATCATTGTTCAAAAACAAGCCAAACTGACTGAGATTGAAGTCTATTTCTTGTACGCGATACACACCGCGCATGATGAAAATATCAGGAGCATAGGCACGGTCGCGGTTTTCGCCCAGCAATAGATCTTCAACAAACAAGGGATTTTGTTCATCGTACACAGGCAAAGTTGCGTCGGCATCACCTACATCGCCGGTCTGTGGGCCAAGATATTTGTGAACATAAATGTCAAGTCCGCCCACGGTGTACATTTCGCTGATGTTGCGGTCAAGGTACTGGTAATCGTTGGTTCTGTTGGGACGGTAAAGACTCAAACGTGGCATAGTCATGTATTTATGGGTCAAATTGACTAGCAAATCCAAAGCCACTATAATTACAAGCATGGATGAACTGTTACCCCGTTTGGACAAAATTGAGCGAGCCATTCCACAAATCAAAAACAAGGTGGCCCGCAGAGATCTGTTAAAAATGCTCAAAAACATTGATGTGGCCATGAACGCGGTCAGCAGAGAAAGTGTGGAGTGCCGTAGACTGCATCGTGAAACCCTGCACCACAAAGAACTGGTAAAACAAGCTGATCAGCTGATCAATAATCTAGAGCAACACCTAACATTTGCGGCACTTTTGAACGGTTGACCAAAAATAGTTCAAGTGCTATAATATTCTAATAAACTCAGGAGAACCCATGAACGCACGAGCCGCAACTGTGATCCGACCATTGAATCCTAAAGGCGCTGAAACCAAATATGTTGGGCATGAGCCTGACTGGAAATTCCAGCCCACAGAAGAAAATCGAATCAGTGCATTCAGCAAGGCCTTTGCTTGGTACAACTATCACTATGGCAAAAAAGATGCCAAGGACATGCTGTGTCAATACTTGGACGTCAATCACCGAAGCAAAGATGCCAAACTCATGCGTGGCATTCCGGACAGCCAAATCCGTCTCACACCGGCCTGGGTGTGCAGAATGACCTTGATGGGCCTGACGCTCAACGAGCATGAACAGTGTATCATTGACGAACAGATCGCCACGATGCTCCGGGTCAAACAAGAAGTCAAAAAAGTCGTCGATGAGGCCGAAGTGGCCGTGGCAAAACTTACCATACAAGATCACCTGCGTGAGAAAGTGAGTGAATGTGCTGGCGAACTAGAAGGCATGTTTGATGACTTTATTTCTGCAGGTGCCAAGATGAGCGCAGACTGGAAGCCCATAGCACAGATCCGTGGCATGAACATCAGCCCCAACATGGTGGGCACCATTGCCGATGTGTGGAAAATCAAGTTGGCCGAGTTTGAAGAGGTCCTGTCAGGAACTGATGCGGACCTGGTGGAAGGCTACAGACACCTCAACAAGAATCAAATCAAACAGTGCATCAAGTTCATTGAGCAAGTGATTGCTGACTGTGGCAACTATGTACAGATCAAAAAAGTGGAACGCAAGCCAAGAGCCAAGAAAGCAGTGAGTCCAGAAAAACTCTCATCCAAGTTCAAGTATCAGAAAGACTTTGCCGAACTAAAACTTACCAGTATTGCACCCGCACAGTTGGTAGGTGCCAGCGAAGCCTGGTTGTACGATACCAAGAAACGCAAGTTGATACATGTGATGAGCGACAGTCACCTGGGTTCGTTCAGCGTCAAAGGCTCGGCTATTGTGGGCTTTGATACCATGCAAACTGTACAAAAAACTCTACGCCGGCCTGCAGAACAGCTCAAAGAGCTACTGGGTGGTGGCAAACCCGCGGCACGTAAAGTGTTTAAAGATATCCGGGCCACAGAAACCAAGTTCAATGGGCGTGGCAACGAGAATCTGATCATACTCAAGGCCTGGTAAATACAGGGAACACGGAGTTCCCTTTATGACAGCCCAATCGACCCAAGCTCAAAACAGCCTAGAAACACTCAAACAACAACTGTTTGATTACGTGCGGTTGACCTTGGGTGATCAGATCATAGATATTGAATTGGATGCTGAACACTATGAGATAGCATATCAGCGCACCATTGGTACCTATCGCCAGCGGGCACAAAATGCCTATGAAGAAAGCTACACATTCATGGAACTTGTGACCAATGTCAATATCTATACCTTGCCGCAAGAAGTCATTACCGTGCGCCAGATATTCCGCAGGACATTTGGCGACTCAACCGGACCCTTTGCTTCAAACTTTGATCCGTTCAGCCAGGCCAGCATGAATGTGTATCTCATGAATTTCAACGTGGCCGGTGGCCTTGCTACTTACGATTTCTATAGTCAGTATGTGGAACTGGCCGGTCGCATGTTCGGCGCCTACATGAACTACACTTGGAACCCTGTGACCAAGAAACTGCAACTGATCCGTGATCCCAAAGGCACTGGAGAAAATGTGTTGCTGTGGACTTACAATCTCAAACCCGAATTCAACTTGTTGCAAGACTTTCAAATTCAACAATGGCTGCGCGACTACATGGTAGCGGCTTGCAAGATGATCATTGGCGAAGCTCGTGAAAAATTTGGACAGTATGCTGGCCCACAAGGTGGCAGCCAACTCAACGGCACACAACTCAAAACTGAAGCACAGACCCAAATGGATCTCTTGATCGAAGGTCTCAAAAACTACGTAGATGGCAGTCAACCCATAACCTGGGTCATAGGTTAAAACTCATAGACTAAGACCAAAATTCATGCTATAATCGCAGCATGAGCTCACTGATGATCGACATAGAAGGCTTGGCCACTGGACCAGATGCCACAATCTTGACCATAGCCGCACAGAGCTTTGATCCATTTGGCACAGGTTATTATGATCGTTGTTACTATGCTAGAATCACTTTAGAGAGCCAAGAAAATCGTAGCATAGAAGAGGGAACTTTGCAGTGGTGGTCAACTCAGAAGGAAGCACAGGCGGAAGCCTTCTGTGAAGAAGGGCGGGTGCCCTTGGACATAGCCCTGGACAGTCTGTATAAACTGGCCTGGCAACACAAACATATCTGGGCCAATGGCCCGACCTACGACATGAACATCCTAGAGCATGCCTACAAGAGCTACGGCAAAGCCTTGCCTTGGCAGTTTTACAACGTGCGTGACGCCAGAACTGTGTACAGCTTATGGCCTGGTCTGCCTAAACCTCCGACTAGTCATCATGCCTTGGAAGACTGTCGTCGGCAAATAGACATGTTGCAGGCCACACTCAAACACTTGAACGTAAAGGAAATCAGATGATTGTTGGAATATGTGGACTTATCGGAGCCGGCAAGGATACTATTGCAGACTATCTAGTAAACATACACCAATTCCGTCGAGAAAGTTTTGCTAACACACTCAAAGATGCTGTGAGTTCAGTATTTGGCTGGGATCGCGAACTGTTGGAAGGTCGTACTCGTCATAGTCGCGAATGGCGCGAACAGCGAGATGACTGGTGGAGTCAACGACTGGGCATGGACATTACACCACGCTGGGTTCTGCAATACTGGGGAACAGAAGTGGTACGCCGAGCATTTCACGACGATACCTGGATTGCCAGCTTGGAAAACAAGTTGCGTAAAACTACCGACGATGTTGTAATCAGTGACTGCAGATTTCCCAACGAAATCCGTGCTATCAAACAAGCCGGCGGTCTAGTGATACGAGTGCATCGCGGCCCTGATCCTGAATGGTACACATTGGCAGAAACAGTCAACAGCGGCGAACATAACATGAACTGGACCACCAGCAAGATAGCCCTGGAAAAATACAATATTCATGCCAGCGAAACTGCTTGGATTGGCACCAAATTTGATGCTGTGCTAGACAACAATTCGACCATGGATCATCTGTATCGCCAGGTTACACATCTGGTTCGAGATCTCCCGGCCTCCAGGGCAAATCACTTTTAGCTACGTCAATCACACAGTTTTGACACACAGTTTTTAAATTGCGGATGCCGTTGTTGTTTAAATTGCCATCCACATGATACACCAACAACTGTGCTGAATATTTGGCCCTAAAACCGCAACGGTCACAGGTGGGTTTTTTCTTGTAGCCCTTGCTCTGCCAACGCGGTACTGCAGGTTTGATTCTGCGATTTTTCTTGATACAGTGTTCACATCGACTGCGATAGTGTACACCTGTGTGGTTGTGGTAATTGACCGCACAAAAATGCTGTTGACAGGCTGGACATAAGGGCCGATTCATGAGCTATTTACAATGAACCTTTGCCAAAGGGCAGAGATCATTGGTTCTTTTTGTCATTTTCAATAAATATCAATAACTAGAAAAAGGATTTACCATGGCACTAACATCACCAGGCGTAGAAGTCACAATCATTGACGAAAGTCAATATATTCCTGCCGCTACCAATTCGGTTCCTTATATTTTGCTTGCTACTGCACAAAACAAGATTTCTGGAGCAGGAGTGGGTGTGGCCGCTGGCACATTGAAGGCCAATGCCAACAAGACATATTTGATAACCAGTCAGCGAGATCTTTCGGCCACGTTTGGTGTGCCGTTCTTTTACAAGACCACAGCAGGAACCCCCATCAATGGCTACGAACTCAATGAATATGGTTTGCTGGCTGCCTACAGTGCCCTGGGTGTAAGTAATCGTTGCTATGTGCAACGTGCTGACATTGATCTAGCTGAACTCACTGCTACACTGGTTCGTCCCACTGGTGATCCAGCCAATAATACATATTGGTTAGACACAGCCAATTCTTTGTGGGGTATTTTTGAATGGAATCAAACCACTGCAGCATTTACCAACAAAATTCCAACGGTTTATAGCAATCTTTCTGACTTGCAATCTAACACATTGACCCCTTTGATCAGTTTAGGAAACATTGGAGATTATGCCGTAGTTTCGATCAGTCCCGAAGGCTCGGGCGACCCAGATCTCGATGCAACCTTTAATCCTATCTATTACAAGCGTGGCGGACCTTTAGCTGCATCGGCACCGGGCTGGATAAATGTGCAAAATCTACGCAACACCTGGGTGCCATTGGGCAGCGATGACTGGAAAACCTCTCATCCCACTATACAAGGTACTGCATTTACAGTTCTCACAGCCAGCTCTTTTGCCATCAACGACACTTTGGTCACAGTCAACAACGGCGACAATGCTCTAGCCGTGGCCGCCACAATCAATGGGCTCAGCATACCTGGCGTTTATGCATCTGCAATCGGAAACGCTCTACAACTTTATGCAGACAGCGATGCCACCAACGATTTTAGCAGTCTTGGCCGCACCGGGGTCATTGCTATCAATAACATAAGTGGCACACCGTTGACCACTCTGGGAATCCCAGAAGGACAGTATGCTGCTCCAGAATATGTACACGGTTACAGTTATCAGGTTCCGCGCTGGAGAACTACCGACACTCAACCAGAGCCAACTGGATCCGTTTGGATCAAGACCAGCAATGTGAATTTGGGCACAAATCTTGTGGTCAAAAAATACAATGCCACCCTAGGCACATTTGTTCAACAGTCCTGCCCGGTATATTCCAGCGATGCACGGGCTATCTATGGCCTAGATCCATCTGGTGGTGGCCAAAACATTCCTGCTGGGGCCACTTATGCACTAGTAAATCCTTCTTCCAGTAATACACAAGGTCCAATTATTGGACCATTACAGGAAATAGCTGGTTTCCAAATTCTTGAAAGATTTGCCAGTGGCGCCACAATCATAACCGGCAACACTACATCTCCGGGTCCTTTTACAGTCAACGATACTTTTGTGTTGGGTTATACGGTAACAGGGTCACAGGACAGTATCTATGTAAACGTGACCATAACTGGTACAACTGTGGCTGATTTTTTATCAAGCATCAGTGATGTGTTGCCACCCGGCAGTCCGGTGTCAGTGACTGTGAACAGTTCTGGCGCAATTGTGTTCACACACAGCACAGGCGGCAATATAGACTACTACCCTGATGTAGGTGGGTACGCACCTTTGACCGTTGCGGGATTTGTTCCAGGCCAAACAACCGGAGTCAGAAATGGAAATTTTGATCCTGACACCGGTGGTCCCAGTATAGTAATACTCGGTAACTGGGTAACTGCTCCGACCTTTGTGTACAACAGCAGTACCACGGCACCAAATCAAGATCCTGCCAACGGACGTTTATGGTATTACAGTGCCACCAACGAAGCCGATATCATGATTCAAAACAATGGTCAATGGCGCGGTTATCGAACTGTGAGCAACGATGTGCGTGGAGACAATCTCACATTGACCAATACCGCTGGTCCAATATTTGCAGCCACAGCACCAACCACACAAACTGATGACTCACAGAGTCCACTACAGCCCGGTGATTTGTGGATTGATACCAGTGATCTAGAAAACTATCATGTGATTTATCGATGGAGCGATGTAA